TAATCGTGAAAGGTGTGACTCATGTCACAAAGAGTACGACACGCCGAAAGACCACGCTTAAATAACAATAAACTTGACAAGCTCGGTATGCTGAGTCGCCTAGCGCGCCTGAGGGGCAGCGCTCTTCGGCGAACAGCATTAGGGCGGGCTATTGTCGTTTTGCTGTTAGCAACGACATTTAGCGTTGCAGCTGCCAAAGAAACAAATAATGTGACAATAGAAGAAAAGCCGTTAAAACAATCTTACGATGTAATGAATATCAAACTGTATTTACACAATCAGCTAAACGATTGGGATCAGTTTGAGTGCGCTAATCAGTTAGGCATAAGGGAGTCTAATTGGCGTTTTGATGCAGTTAATAAGACCAGTGGTGCTTATGGGATATTCCAGCACATGAGTGATTATGCACCTAACTGGGATCCATATACTCAGATTGATAAACACATCGAGTACATACAAAGCAGATACAATGGATCGTGGTGCAAGGCACTGAAACATTTACAAGATAGGGGCTGGCATTGAGTGAGCTATTACCATTGATTGCTTTCGTTTGTGGTTACGTTGTTGCATGGCTTCAATGGCGGTAAAACCATACAGAGCTACTGCTCATTGGAAACGCATTAGATTGCAAGTACTTCGTAGGGATGCATACACATGCGCATACTGTGGTGACGTAGCTGATCAAGTTGATCACGTTCATCCTAAATCAAAAGGTGGAGCTGACGAGCTCGACAATTTAGTAGCTGCGTGCAAGCGCTGTAATTATGCTAAAAGGGACAAAACGGATGCCTTTTTTTTAGCACAACGTTCTACCCCCCCTGCTTTGGCAAACTCGCTCTCCCCGATTCGGTCAAATCAGTCCAAATCAGTCCAAAACGGACATACATTAATCCGCGTTGATCCGGACTCACCCTTCATTGGGTCAAGTGACTTGGGGGCTAGTGACAAATGAGCAAGCGCAAGGGCAGTACGCTTCCGCGTTTAAGTAATGCGCCGTTAAAAGGTCGCTCTCGCATAGATGAAGTGCTGCCGTGGCTGGAACAGATAGGTCAGGAGCTCTTGCCGTGGCAGAAACATGTTCTCACAGATATGTTGAAGGTGAACAAGGATGGAAACTTCATCCGTAAGACAAATCTCCTATTAGTCAGCAGACAGGCGGGAAAAACGCATCTAGCACGCATACGGATATTGGCGGGCTTGTATTTATTCGGCGAAAAGTCTATAGTCGCGATGTCCTCAAACAGAGCTATGGCTTTGGACACCTTTCGCAAAGTCTGTGATTTGGTTGAGGAAACTCCGCTGCTTCGGACACAGCTGAAACAGATCCGCGTGGCTAATGGTCAGGAATCATTAGAGCTCTTAAACGGTGCTCGATATGAGATAGTCGCGGCAACAAGAGATGGTAGCCGTGGTAAGACCGCGGATCTGTTGTTCGTAGATGAAGTCCGAGAAATAAGTGAAGAGGCATGGACGGCAGCTAGGCCGATAACCCGAGCACGTCCAAACAGTCAAATCTTCATGTGCTCAAATGCTGGCGATAGTTTTAGTCAAGTGCTTAACGATTTGCGCCAGCGCGCTTTAAGTTACCCGCCTAAGTCATTAGGCTTCTGGGAGTACTCAGCGCCGGACTTTTGTGATATATGGGATAAAGACGGCTGGTATCAGGCAAACCCGGCTTTAGGCTATTTAGTAGATGAAGAAACGATTGCCGAAGCGATTGCGACATCTAGCGTAGAAGCTACCCGCACCGAAACCCTTTGTCAGTGGATAACGGCCTTGCGCAGTCCCTTCCCGCATCGAGCCTTTGAAGATCTTACGGTGCAAGATCTACAGATTATGCCCGGTAGAACCACAATATTTGCGATTGACATAGCTGTGACCAAAAGGGATGCCAGCCTTGTGGCGGCGCAACAAATGGACAATGGAAAGATTGCTGTAGGCGTGATTGCTCAGTTCCATAGCGATACGGCCGTTGATGAATTAAAAATTGCGGCGGAAGTTAATGACTGGGCTAAAAAATACCGTCCCCGCCTAATTTGCTTTGACAAATACACCACAGCCTCGGTAGCTGAGCGTTTAAGCCTATCTGGTCAGAAAACACAGGATATGAGTGGGCAAATCTTCTATCAGGCGTGCAGCGATCTCCTAGACAGTATCGTGAACCAACGGATCATACATAGCGGACAGAAGTCGCTTGTGGACTCAATGAATAACTGCGCTGCTAAAGAAACGGATGCCGGTTGGCGTATCGTCCGGCGTAAGTCTGCCGGAGATGTTTCAGCTGCTATTGCCTTAGCGATGTGCATCCATCAGATAATGAAGCCACAAACAAAACCACAAATTATATCGGCTTAAATGTCCGATTTGTCGGGCTTGTGTGGTATCCTTACCGACAATGGGTCTATTTGATCGTTTCCGTGGTCAGAAAATTGAGGCACAAGCAGCTCCTCAGTTAATGACTGACACTTTCAATTATTATCTCCCAACTGTATTAACCGCTGTCGGTCGTGAAGAGGCTATGACCGTACCGAGCGTGGCAAGGTGCAGAAACTTACTCGCAGGAACAATCGGCAGTTTTCCGCTGGAGTTATACAAAAAATCTACTGGCGAAAAATTAGGAAAACCAGTTTGGATTGAACAGCCTTCATTTGCGCAACCACGATCCGTAACAATTGCTTGGACTGTTGATTCGTTACTGTTCTATGGTGTTGCATATTGGCGCGTTACCGAAGTTTATGCAGATGATGGCAGACCATCACGATTTGAGTGGGTCGCACCCGGTCGAGTTTCGTTTGACACAGATCCAATTGATAATTACATCACCCGCTATTATGTAAATGGCTCACAAGTCCCGATGTCTGGTCTTGGGTCACTAATTACATTTCAAGGTTTAGATGAAGGCGTGTTACAACGTGGCGCTCGCACTTTACGATCTGCAATTGATTTAGAAACCGCATCGCGTGTCGCAACTGCAACACCAATGCCATCCGGAGTTTTGAAGAATACCGGCGCAGATTTATCACAAGAAGAAGTGCAATCAATATTGGCTGCATGGAAAGCCGCTAGAGAAAAGCGCAGCACTGCGTATTTAACTAGCACGCTTGAATATCAGCCCACATCATTTTCACCTCGCGATATGATGTTTGTGGATGCAATCCAACAAATGTCCACGCAAGTCGCACGGATGATGAACGTACCGGCATATTACATAAGCGCAGACCAAAATACTTCAATGACTTATGCCAACGTGCAAGATGAGCGCCGTCAATTCGTTTCGCTTTCCCTTGCGCCATACGTTCACGCTATTCAGGATCGTTTATCTATGGACGATATAACGGCGCGAGGGAACATAGTTAAGTTCGATGTAGAGGATGCGTTCCTAGCTGTAAATGCACTAGAGCGCCTTGCAGTAATTGAAAAAATGCTTTCGCTTGGTTTGATAACTGTCGAACAAGCGATGGAAATGGAAAACCTAAGCCCGAACGGAAACGATACAGATGCACCTAACGTTCTCTAGTGATATTGAGTGCTCAATCAGCGAGCGCACAATCTCCGGCAAAATCGTGCCATACGGCAACGAAGTCGGATATACAAGCGCTGGTAAAGTAGTATTTGAAAAAGGATCTATTGAGATTCCTGAAAGCCCAAAGCCAAAACTACTTTTAGAGCATGATCCCAAAAAGCCTATTGGTCGCCTAGTTAGTTTTAGCGAAAAAGATGATGGCATTTACGCGACCTTCAAAGTTTCAAACACGACACGCGGAAACGATGCACTAATCGAAGCAGCAGAACAATTGCGCTCTGGTTTGTCTGTAGGCGTTGAAGTTGTAGATGGCAAGCGCGAAAAAGATGTATATCGCGTGCTTGCATCCAAGATGGTCGAAACAAGTCTTGTTCAAGCTGCTGCGTTTAAGAGCGCAGAAGTTTTGAGCGTTGCAGCTTCGGAAGAAGAAGCCGCAGAAGAAAAACCAACCCAAAACGAAAGCGAGGCAGTCGTGGAGAATACTCCAGACACCGCAACCGTTGAGCCTGTGGTCGAAACCCCTGCGGTAGAGGCTGCTCGCCCAACTGTTAGCGCACCGATTTACACCAAGCCACGCCTAGAGTTCACAAAGGCTAAATACCTCGAAAACACTCTACGCGCTAAGTTTCTTGGTGACGAAAATGCTGCTCAGTATGTAAAGGCAGCAGATAACGAAACAACAACAGCACCGGGCATGATTCCTACCCGACAATTGACAGAACTTGTAAATCCTTTGTCAAATGCTGATCGCCCATTTATTGACAGCATCAGCCGTGGGACACTTCCAGATGCAGGTATGACTTTCGAGATTCCAAAAGTCACTGCTGTTCCAACTGTTGATCAGATTGATGAAAATCAAGCAATTGCTGATTCACAACTAACTGCATCATATCTTTCAGTTAGCGTTAAGCCTTTTAAGGGTCGCGCAATTACAACTGTCGAGCTTATTGACCGCTCATCTCCTGCGTTTTTTGATGAGCTTGTTCGTCAGATGGAATTTGCTTATGCAAAGGAAACTGATTACTACGTCACTACTGAGGTAGCAAACAATGGCGTTCTCAACGCAACAGCTTCAGCCGAAGATAAGGATGGCTTGCTTGCATATGTTTCAAACGCAGCAGCAGCAATCTACAAAGGCACACTTGGCTTTGCACGCAATATCGTAGTGTCACCTGAGGCATGGGCAAAGATTATGTCCTACTCAGATAATGGTCGCCCGATTTACATCGCAAGCAATCCACAAAACAATGGCGGTGTGCTCGCTCCAGATACAGTTAGTGGAACAGTCGCCGGACTTCAACTACGCGTATCGCGCTTAATTAGCGGAACTGGCGGAACCGGACTTGGTGATTACTCAATGTGTATCGTCAATCCAGATTCCTACACATGGTATGAGTCACCACGCTTCCAGCTACGCACAAACGTCAATAGCGATGGAACCATCGACCTTCTTTACTACGGCTTCGGCGCTCTCGCCACAAAGGTCGCAGCAGGAGCAAACTGGTTCAACAAGTCCTGATCTAACTTAATAGATCGTTAGCGTTAGCCCGGGGCTTCTGCCCTGAGCCCCGGGTCTAACATAGAAAGGAAAAGATGCCCGCCACATATTGCACCGAAGCTGAATTGCGTTCGGCACTCGGAATTGGCTCACTCTATTCCTCGCCATTAGTCGAAGAAGTTTGTCAAGCGGCAGAGAACATCGTTAAATCAAAACTATGGTTTAATGAACAATCAGTGTATGCAATAGAAGCAACCGGAACGACCGGAAGAATTTATGTGTACGAAAACGCCAAACAGTTTGTCGTTGGCGATGTTGTAACTGTGGAAGATGTCCGCCAACATTTTAACGGTAGCCAAACATTAACTGTTGTAAAAGACGATTATTTAGAATTTGTAAAAGCACAAATAACAACTCGTGAATATCACACGATTGCTCCGTGGGGTCGCGTTTATGGTTCTACTTCAAAAGATTACGCGACACTGCCAGAAGTAAATCAAGCCACGCTTATGATAGCTGTGGACATTTGGCAAGCACGTCAAGCATCCAACGCTGGCGGCATTTCACCTGATTTCCAACCTTCACCTTATCGCATGGGTAACACACTCATGGCACGAGTACGCGGTTTGCTTGCGGATCATCTAGCTCCGGGCGGTCAAGTAGGGTGAGCGCTATATCCACCCTGCGGGGAACAATCGCGACTGCGCTGGCTGATAATGCCGTGTGGCAGGTGTTTTCCTTCCCACCTGCCACACCGCTTGCCAATTCAATTGTTATACAAAGTGGCGATCCCTACATCGAACCTACAAATGACCATTACTCAACAATTAAGCCTAAAGTCAATTTCAAGCTAATCGTGCTTGCGCCTATGTTTGACAATCAAGGCAATTTAATAAACATTGAAGATTTTTACCTTAAAATAGTCCAGAAGCTAGAAGCATCCACAATCGCATACTCGATTGGTACTTTTAGCGCCCCAGCAGTCTTAACCGGATCAGCAGGCGACCTCTTATCCGGTGAAGTACAAATCAGCGTTCTATCCGATTGGAGCTAAACATGGCTGATAATGACAAAGAGCGCGAGGCTTTCTTGATCAAGATTGGTCAAGTGGCTCCAAGCGCATCAACCCCAAAACCAACCGCTAAGAAAGATGAGGAATAGTCAATGGCTGTTTTTCTAAACAACAAAGTCGGTCTCAAGATTAACGCTGTTGATCTTAGCGACCACGTTACTTCGGTAACACTAAACCAAGCAGCAGATGAATTAGAAGTGACTGCTATGGGTGACACCGCGCACAAGTTTGTCAAAGGCTTGGAGTCTGGAACGCTCACAGTTTCATTTTTGAACGATACTGCCGCATCAAACGTTATGGCTACACTTCGAGCAGCTTTCGGCACTACTGTCGCTGTTAAGATGCTACAAGAAAAAGGCACTGCCGTAGGTGCAACCAACCCGCTTTACACCTTTGATATTCTTGTCAATAACTTGACACCTATCAACGGTGGCGTAGGCGACATTGGAACACAGGACATCACTTTCACGCTAAACTCAGTCGTGACAATCGCCGACACCGGCACGTTCTAGTAATTAAGAAAGGGCAACATGGCAAAGTTAAGGGTCGTTAGGGCAGATAGCACGGAGTCAGTTCACGAAATAACTCCAGCTATTGAATATGCTTTTGAGCAGTACGCTAAGAAGGGTTTTTACAAAGCCTTTCGCGAGGATCAGAAGCAGTCGGACGTTTATTGGCTTGCATGGGAGTGCTTGCGTAGAGCAAATGCTCCAGACGTATTTCCATTTGGGGACAAGTTTCTTGAAACCCTACGATCAGTAGAGGTATCGGACGACTCCCCAAATGGATAACGCGTGATACTTGGACTTACCGAATAGCGGAACTGTCGGTCAATCTAGGTATCGCGCCAAGCGAATTTATTAACATGGACAGTAGTTTGCTTGATGCTATTTATGATGTGTTAAAGCGACAGGCAGAGGAGCGAAAGCGTGGCAGTAGTCGTTCAAGGCGTTGATGAGTTAAAGCGCGCTTTGAAGAAATACGCTCCCGATTTAAGAGCTGAGATGGATGATGCTATTAAGGCTGAGTTAATCTCGGTAAGAAACGCTGCACGCGACAAAGTACCCGGTTCACCGCCCGGCGGTTTGTATAATTGGTCTAGGAAGAAAACGACCGAGGAAGTTTTAAGCCGTACGTCTAAGACACGCGGATTTCCTGTTTATGATGCCAGCGTGGTTCGCCGTGGCTTGACATATAGAACCGGCACAAGCCGATTCAACCCACAAGGTTTTGCATCACTTTATTCACTATGGAACGCATCAGATGTCGGTGCAATCATCGAAGTCGCAGGTCGCAAGAATCGCTATGGCAGGCCACAAATGGGTAATCGCGGAAGCAAATCAACGCAAACTCATGGTCGTTCTAATAATCCCGATGCTGGTCGCAGATTTGTAGGCGCACTCAATGGCGTAGGTGCATTGAAGTCATACGATCAAAACCCAAAACATCGTGGCCGTTTGCTTTATTCTGTCTATGCTGACAGAGATGGCAAAACTCTTGACGCGGTGTTCAAGGCTATTGAAATGGCTAAGCGTAAGTTTGATGCTAGAAGTAAAGTTAGCACGATTGGAAGGGCTGCCTAATGGCTTCACCAAATATCCGCATTGACATAGCCTCTGAGTTTAGAGATCGTGGATTTAAGCGTGCTAGTCGAGCAACGACAGGATTAGAACGTCAGTTTAAGTCTTTAGGACGGACAGTTATTGCCGTCTTTTCAGCAAGGCAAATTATCCGTTTTACGCAAGAGAGCGTTAGAGCTTTTGCAGCGGAAGATAGAGCGGTTCGTGCGCTGTCTGGAACGCTAAATAATCTCGGTTTAGCCTTTCAAGGTGCAAATGTTGAAAGTTTTGTATCGGAAATGCAACGCGTTACGGCTGTATCGGACGATCAGCTTCGTCCGGCATTACAGCAATTAGCAACTACCACACTTGACGTACAAGAGGCTCAGAAACTACTCGGTTTAGCCTTAGACATTTCTGCCGGCACTGGCAAGGATTTAAGCACAATAGTCAATGGTTTATCACGCGCATATCTTCGTGATGTCAGCGCTCTTGCAAGATTAAACATTGGCTTGACCGCTGCTCAGTTAAGCACGATGTCATTTGCCGAAGCCCAAGCAGCTTTAACTGAACGCTTTAGCGGGCAGGCGGCTATTGCGGCGGATTCTTATCAAGGCAAGATTTCCAAACTTGGCATAGCATTTGATGAAGCACAAGAAATTATCGGTCAAAAGTTTATTAAGTCGCTAGAAAACATGGCAAACGGAAACTTTGACAAAGTAATTGAAACCATTGGCAACGCGGCTGTCATGGTCGGTAATGGTTTCATCCGTGCATCGTACGGCGTGCAAAAGTTAAAAGCTGCACTCGGTGGCAATTTCGACCAAGTAAAGAAATTGCAAGAAGCTATGAATTTGGAGCTCGCAGGTGGATTTGGTGTCCGTGGACGCGTCCCTGCTGCTCAGTTACAGCGCCAATCTCAACAACAATCCACAATCCTTAGAAGGTTAGAAAACGAGCGCAAAAAGGCTGCCGCAGCAGAAAATAAGCGCATACGCGAACAACAATCGCTTCGCCGCGCTGGCACAGTCTTTGATATGGAAAACATCCAAATTGTTGCAGCTCTACAAGGCAGAATTAGTGATGATCAGCGCTTACGACTAACAGCGTTATTGGCTATTAACCAACAAAACGCGGATGCAGCTGAGAAGTTATCTTTAGCGATATTAGCGACCAACGCAGCCGCTCTACAGTCTATCGGCGTGACGATGAAGGCCGGCGATAGCGTTGATGATGTCATTAAAAAGATTATTAACTCTCAGGCTCAACTAGCTCTAGTCGGCATGGGCTTAGCTACCTTGCCAAAGGCTAAGAATCCATTTGAAGATTGGACTAGCATTATTGCGGCAATCTTGGCTGACATAGGCCGAGTTTCAGCAGCCATAAACCAGATTCCTAAATATAACCCGGTTGGTGCAAACGTAATTAACCCAAGCACAGTTTCAAGTACGGGCACTTCAACTGTTGCAGTTGCACCTAAGACTTCATTTGATGTTATAGCTAAAGAGCATGCAGAAGCAGCAGCAGCGGTAATCGCTACTGCCACAAGTCCGCAAAATACGTCCGTTATTGTTGATGAATTAACCAAGCGTCAAGAAATGGCACGTTTGGCTACCAACATGGCTTATACTGGTTTGGCCGAATTTAAAGCTAAGGAATATGGCGACATTATCGTGCAAGTCAACGTGCAAGGAAACGTGACCACCGAAACTGACCTTGTTAATGCAATAACCGATCAACTTTATCAGAACCAAAAGACCGGAAAGGGTCTGCTATTTAGCAGCGTTGCAATCTAATGCCAGCACCCCAAATACGCGTTTTTGTGGACTTCGATAGCGATACGGCTTTTGAAGTAAACCCTCTTATATTAGACAGCGCTACAGAAGGCATTATTGGCACTAACACGCTTGGTTCAGGCACTTTGCCTGTGGAAATAACCAGTTTGGTCGAAAGAGTGTCTATAAGGCGCGGTAGAAACCGAATTACAAGCAAGTTTGAACCCGGCACTGCGGACGTGGTTTTATACGATCAAAACGGCGATTGGAATCCAGCTAATACTAGCGGGGCTTACTATCCCAATTTGTTGCCGCTAAGACAGGTCATTATTCAAGCCACCTATGCTTCAAGTACATATTATTTGTTTGCTGGCTTTATTCAGTCTTACGATACCGGGTTTTGGCAAGGTAATGAAGATGTGAGCCGGGTCACACTTAGATGCGTGGATGGTTTCCGTTTGCTTGCTGGAGCTCTAGTAACGACAGTTACAGGCGCAACAGCCGGGCAGGACTCAGGTACACGCGTTAATAAGATACTAGACCAAATTGGTTTTCCTCTAAGCCTTCGTAACATTGACACAGGCGACTCCACGCTTCAAGCAGATCCCGGCACTTCGCGTAATACCTTAGATGCTTTGCAACAGGTGGAAAACAGCGAATTTGGCGGCATATTTCTAGATGCTCAGGGTCGGGTCAATTTCAAGAATCGCACAGCGATGATTAACACGCCTAGTACGGCAGCTTGGACATTTTCCGATAATGGCACAAACATTTCATATACCAATGCTGACGTAGCCTTTGACGATACAACGTTGTTAAACAGCGTAACTGTCACCCGGGTAGGTGGTACGGCACAGACCGCCAGTGATCAAACTTCGATAGACAAATACTTCCTGCACTCAGGCGTACGTTCTGACATATTGGTGCAAACCAACGCCGAAGCCCTAAATCAAGCCCAAGCCATATTGGCAACGCGCAAAGACCCTGAGCCACGCATAGACAGCATCCAAATCAACCTCTATGACGACACAAACCCTAATAAGCCACTATCAGGCATAGACACAGAATTGCTAGACGGCGTAACAGTCACAAAGACCATGCCCGGATCAAGCAGTATTACCCAAAGCAGCGTAGTTATAGGCATCCATCATGACGTAACTAAAAGCTCTTGGAACACGACACTATTCACCTCAGAACCTTTATTGTCAGGTTTCGTCTTAGATTCAACCATAGATGGTATCCTTGACTCCGATGTCCTGAGCTACTAAAGGAGAAACATGGCAGGCGCAGGCTATAAGTTATTTAACACAGGCGATGTTTTAACCGCCGCACAGGTAAATACTTACTTGATGGAACAAACCACTATGGTTTTTGCTAGCGCTGCCGCTAGAACGACCGCGCTGTCGGGCGTGCTTGCCGAAGGCATGATGTCTTATTTGCAAGATACAAACTCTGTAGAAGTCTATAACGGCAGCTCTTGGGTAGCCGTTGGCAACACTGGCGATATAACAGGAATTACGACCGGTGCGACTTCGGGTTTAACTGGTGGTGTCACCTCTGGAACGGCGGATCTTAAACTAAACACAACCGCTAAAGGCGGTTTGTTAGTTGGTACTGGCTCAGGCACAGTCACAGAATTGACAGTTGGCGCTAATAATACAGTCCTAACAGCCGACTCCAGTACTGCCAGCGGACTAAAATGGGCTACTGCGGGCGCGGAAAGTTATATTGGGGCTGCGGCTTATCGTCAGGGAACAAACATAAATTATACGCAAAATGTTGAAACGTTAATTACTTACTCAGATGAAGAATTCGATTCATCCGGCTTTTGGGAAGGTGTGACAAATCCTGGTCGTTTGACGATTCCGGCTGGTCTGGGTGGCAAATATCTTATTAATTTTCAATGGAGAACGGCTACAGGGCTAAATAATTGCGGAGTGTTTATTTACAAAAATGGGTCAAGGCTGCTACTTGGTAGGGAATCAGG